ATCGACTCACGGGCTTCACCCAAGTCACGGATTTTGACGAAATCGCCCCAACCCATGCTGGCACCGAAGACGGTATTTAGTTTGTATTGTTCCGAACCAAAGATCGAATCCTGCACACCAGCGGTGAGGTCATTAACACCAGAGGTCGTTTGGGTCACGACATAGCGAGGACCAACCTGCTCGACAACAGTCAAGCCATTTCGGTCGTTCATTTCAGAGTCAAATTTACGCCACGTCACGAGGTCCTTCGAGACGAGGTTATTTTGGAAGATCGCGGCAAACGAATTAAGGACGAGTTTTGCTTGATCAACCGTTACAGCAGCAACAGCCATTCTATATTCCTATATATGTGAGTTATCTCCTTGCTCGCGTGTCAAACAACTTAGCGGCAAAGATGTCAAGGTCATCCTCATCATCAGGAAGCGTAGCCGTGGCACCTTTATTAATTACTTTAGGTGGTTCAGGAGCTTTACTGACACGAGGTCGAGCCCGAGCCTTTTCTGCTGCTTCTTCAACGAACTTATTCTCGATACGTCCTAGGGCTAGTGTAGCCTTCCTTGCACCAAGATTAATGATTCGTTTAGCTTCATCAGGATTATTGCTCAGGTAGTACAAGACATCCGTACCATAATCCATACTCATGAGTGTTGTCGAGAGGTACTCGCCATAGTTAGGGTCAAGTCCAGAAAAACTATTGATTAGAGTCTCAGATTTTTCTTGGAAATCGGGGTAACGCTCCCGTGCGGGGTCTAACTTTTGGTTCCATTCAGACTGCAATTGTTGACGTGCAGCTACGACTTTGTTCTGCTCAGCCTCACGGGCTTCACGAGCTAGGAGTTGTTGTCGTTCTACAATAAGAGTATGGCGGGTAAGATCACTAATATAACTAGGATCGAATACGCCTAACGGGTACTTCTCCGTACCGTCAGCATTGAGTTCGTCTGGTTGTGGACCAGCAGGTACATCAGGGACTACAACAGGTGTAGGCTCAGGTTTGGGTTCTTGCTTTGGAACTTGCGCAGCTTCTTTTTCAGCGAGCCGTCGCTCCGTTTCACGAAGTTTTGCGTTGAGTTCACGAATCCGGTCTTTAGCGGTTTTCTTTACAGGTTTAGGTTCGGGGTCTGGCTCAGCTTCAGCCTCTTCCTCTCCTTCTTCCTCCAGATCAGCCTCTTCAAGATCATCTTCTTCTGGTTCTTTTTCCTCTGTAACGTCAGGGGTAGACGGAGCAACTTCTGTTTCGGTTTTAGGTTCTGGAGCTTTGCCTGTGAAAAGTTCATCGGCGAATGCGTCAAGATCAACCTCGACTTCTGTTGGAGTTTCAATACTCATATATAAGGTTTCGGTCCTTTAACCGTTTGCGGTAGTTGGTTGCGGATTAGTCTCTTGTCCACCACCGCTTGGAGACAGAGAGGCCGGAAGTCCTTGAGCCGTTTGGTTCAATGGAACTGGTTTAGGCAAGGCAGGAGGTGCAGAAGCAGCGGCATCTTTACCTGCTACTGTGGCACGACCCGCACCTTGCGCTAGAGCTGTTTGTGCAGCATGGGCTGCAAGAAGGTGTGAACGATTCCCTTCGACACGTTGAATATCGTGTTCATCAAGCTTGGTTGAACTTGCGAGGATTTTACCAATCGCATCCAGTTCTAGCTTGTTGTTATCGACTTCGTTGTCAGAGAGAGCCTTGATACGTTGAGTCTCAGCGTTATACTGATCAATCTGAAGCTTTTGGAAAGCAATGGTTCGATCAGCCTTGAGGGCTTGGTTTTCTTGCTGAATCTGTTGCATCTGCATCTGGATTTGCTGAAGATGCTGTTGCATCTCGGCAGTAACCTGAGGGGCTAATCCACCATTATCCGGTTCAAGGAACTGAGGTGGAATAGTCTTCTGGAGACGTTCTGCAAGTTTATCAGCACCGGGCCAATCCTGTGCCTTAGCAACAAGGTCACCCGCTACCGTCATAAGCTGAGGCCATACTTGGATAGCATCCATCATAGCTTGAGCAGCTTCGACTCGACGAGTACTATAGCTCGTTCCTGTAGTAAGCGCTACGTCATAACGACCGACTGAAAGATCAACGCTGTTAGGGTCCATAGGATCATTGATCCGTTGGAACCGAAGAGTCTCATCTTCACCGATTGTACGGATGACACGAGTACCATCATAGATTTGAGGGATCAACTGATTAATGACATCACCTGCTTCTAGGACGCTGGCATTGCCGTTGTCGTAGTAAGTCAGAGCTGAGATGTCGCCTTCACGTTGACGCGCCATAATGGCTCGACCAGACGTTTCGTTACTACGAATACCCAGACTTGCATCGTGAATACCAGAGACATCTTTCATGTCCTGAGCGTTTACGTTGGCTTCATTAAGTAAAGCCTGTTGGATCGTCGGAGGTTCAAGACGAACAGGTGGAGTCTCTGCACCATCGTTGTAGACGAGAAGCGGATCACGGGTAAGGTGAGCTTTACGGAACTGGTCTTCACGTCCTTCAACGGCTGACTCAGGTGCAATCCACTGTGCCTTAGGTGCATACCCAAGCTGCTCAGCAGCGACACTACGCCAGAAGTTCTTGAGACGTGCAGGGTCTTTCATAAACCGGACGATGCCGTGACGGACACGACGACCCCCAATATTGATGACCCGACCACTCATACGAATGATAGGAAGACGAGTCAACTTATATTCATATGGACCAGAAAGAATAGCAAAGCCAGTCGTTAGGTGCATCTGAGCATAAGTGCTCCATGTGATCCTTGTCTTAGTAGGAGGACCATTCTTCTGTACGATGTCATCAATATTATCTTTATTGATGATAAAGGTTTTACCGTTGTTGAAAAGAGCGATGAGTTCTTGACGCTCAATCAACCGCCAGTACTCTGTAACCTTATAATGGCTGTCGTCTACCCAACCAACAAGGCTGGTATGTGAGATGAGATCATCTTCACTTAGACTGGTATTGGCAATACCCGGCCATTTCTTTTCAAACTCTCCTTTAGGGATTCGGTCATCAATGAAGACACGACGAGCATCCCGGCCAGTAGGATCAACCGAAAATCGGTCCCACACAACAGACAGACAGTCTTCAATAGGACGGATAAAAATGTCTTGATCAAATACATCATCACGGGCATACTCTACTGAGACGCGGAAATCGCCGTCTCCTGATTGAACAAGGCTTTCAAATGCTGTATCATAGACACGATCTGCTCGGCTTTGAAGTTCGATTGCCCGGATGAGATCACCCCGGACTTGGGCTACATCTTCGTCTTCGTCGGCGGACGGGACGACTTTAATGGCTTTTCTCGAGTCTCGCCAGTCACCGACAAGCTGTGCAGTAAACTGAGGAATGTTGTTAATAACAAGGCAAGGTAAACCGACGCGCTGTTGGAGGACGACTGGGTCCCATTGCTCTCCGGCGGCAAATCGTTTGTCATCGAGGCACTCGTTTCGGTTAATCCGGTCGAACTCTAGATCATCGTGATATTGTTCACGCATGTCTTCGAGAAATTCTTCTTGGCTTTCAAACCCTTCAGGAATGTAGTCTGCCTTGGTCTTACCTTCAATAGGAAGAACATCCAAGATAGTACCTTCTGTTTTAGGAGTAGGCTTAGCCTTCTTGTTTGTTGTTCCTTCGGTAGTTTTCATTTAGTAATCCTAATTACGTAATGATGCGAAGCAGCAGCTATCCTGCCATCCATGAGGGGTGTGTTTCCGTAGAGTAATCTACAGGATCGTAATCTTGAGTTTCTTTATAACCGGGAGTACCTTGACTGGACTTGCGCCGTCCGACAATCTTCTCGAAGAGTTCAGTAAAACCCCAGACAAGAGCGTCAACACGGTCGGGGCTCCCCATACCATTAGTACGAAAGTTGTCGATACTGAACGTACACATTTGATCTTCAAGCTCGTCGAACGTACCGACATGGTGAATCCGGTTTTGTTCGTATAATGCTGAGACTGGCTCAGCCCGGATTATTTTACCACGGCTAGCATGGACAAGCTTGATTGGGAGTGACCGATCGACAGCACGAAGGACTGACTCAACCATATCACCACCTTGGTTCTTTTCTGCTACGATACGATCTGCAGAGTACTTCCGATACATCTGTGTGGCGCGACGAGCCCATTCTTCAGGACTACCCTTAAGGCTAGCATCTTCAAGGACGTAGCCATGAGCATATCCGTCTTTATCACGGGCCATACCAACAACGATTATGCCTGTTTCATCACTACCTTCTTGGTTTGATGTTGCAGGATCGACCGCTACAATGATCCGTTCTAAATCAAGATCATCGTCATGTATTCTGTTATTGTCGATTGAGCTTCGAGTCCAGAGGGCGCCGGGGATGTCGTTGAGGATTTCCCCATCCAGCTCTTGCCGTCCCAATCGTGTCCCGCCGAACCGCTCAGTAATCTTGGAAAGGAATGGCGCGGCGAGGTTATCTTTGTTATCGAATGTGCGTCCACGAGTAACTACGACGCCTTTCTGTGTAAGTAATGCTTTGATGAGAGGTTTAGGCTGTGGTGTCGTCGTGATGATTTGACGAGGATTAGTACCCAACCGAAGACCAAATTGTAGCTGGTCCCATGTTTCTTGCATGTACTTCCACTTAGCCAGCTCGTCGCACCATGCAGCATCATGCTGAGGACCACGAAGCTGGTCTGGCTCTGTAGCGTTATACGTAGTAGCGATAGCCCCATTAGGCCAAGTCAACATACGAAGAGATGGCTGGTAAGTCGGCTTAAAATCTTTAGGGAAGATATTCATTAAGCCAGACTCACCATCCACCATGACGTTCCGAGCATCGGCAGTAGTTTCAGCTACGAGGGCGATACGACCGTACCGGCCCTTTGACAAAGGAGTAGTCCCACAAACCCAAGAGCGAATAGTCTCAGCTCCGGTTCGTGTCTTACCCCATCCACGACCTGCAAGAATCAACCATGTATTCCAGTCCTCGCCGGGAGGAGGGAGCTGATCCGGTCGGGCCCAGAAAGGCCAGTTCCATCTCATCATGGCTATTTGATCAGGTGTGTATTGCTCTAGGAACTTACTCCGTTCCGCTTCGGGAAGCGAGGCGAGCAATTGCGCTTCTGAAATCTGCTGCATCCTCTTGTACCTTTTCATATCGGATGGCTTCACCATCAGGACCAGAAATTTCTTGACGTTCGATAAACATACCGAGATGACGAGCAAGGAGTTCAGCAGCACGAAGGACGGTGTTGTGTTGTCCGTCGGATTCTGCATCTTTCATTGTCTTGACGATTTGTTTAAGAACAGTATCTCTGGTGATGGTACCCGGTTTGGAATTAGCTTCATTACGAAGGGCGTCGATTGCTAACCTGATACCCGGATTCTCAAGGAGTTGGGTACCAATACGGTTAGGATATTTAGTCGCATAGCCTGCCCGTAGGACAGCAGCAGAAGCGTTCAAATCTTTGACAAACTCTTCTACAAAGGCTTTTTGTTTATGGGTGAGACTATTAATGGCCCCTTGGACATCTCCGTCTTCTACAAGTGAGACAGTCTTCTTAGAAGCGGTTTGACGTTTCTTTTTTTGGACTTGTTCGTATAGATTAGTCCCAAGAGGAAGTTCTGTAATCTTTACCATTGGGTAGTTTGTTTCGTTCTCTGCGTAGACGTCTTGGGGTTATAAACCATAGCCGTCTTCTGCGATGGCATTTGTGGTGACAAAGGAGTATGACGAGTAGTCATAGCAAATGTTGGAAAGATGTTTGGGTCTTGGGGTTTAGCAGGTTGAATAGACGGACGTAGTTTGGATGACATTAATAGCCCTTCTTAGATTTCCCTGCTTTAGGTTTAACAGTCTTAGGGGCCTTCATAGATGAAGCAAGTATTTTCATACCTTGCTTATCCATCTTTTTGTCAAGAGCTGAATTTTCATATTTTGCTTTAGACATTTTCATATTAATTTCCTCTATGTAGATAATAGATAAGTTCTTACGTAAGGTTTATATGAGCTACGGTAGTAGCGATACTAACAATGAGATAAGGTATGTAAGGTACGTTAGTACCTATTTCAACAAATGAACAAACAAGAAAGGAATAATTAATACCTTATATATATATTATACCATATATTTCTAAGGTTGTCAAGTAAAATCGTACATGGGTATAAAAAAAGTTTATATAGAGAGATTCTAAACCTTGTCATTCGTATATTAACACCAGTAAGGTATACGCGCCAGGCTCAGACCTGAGAGGGGCGACTCACGCACCGCAGGGGCGACCGGTAGGGAGCCCTAT